TTCCTTACTCTGACATTGTACCCTGCGTTCTTTAGTATAGATAAATCTGTTCTACCACCTGCACTTGTTTTTCTTTGCTTTGATGCAGGATCTGGATATACAAAAATATGTTTACCAGAGTAGCGGTTGTTGATTTCTTCAACAAGTTCGTCAGTATTGCTACTGTAGATAACAATTTCGTCATATACATACAGATCATCTTGTTTAACTTCTGATATTACTGCTGATACAGGATCAATATTAAAATCTATTCCTATGTGTATTGAATTAGTTGTAGGTGCATATTGTTCTATTACATTCTGCTCTCTATCAAAGTTGTAATATATCTGACCAGAAAACTTTTCAAAAGATGCCATGTATTCTTGTCTAAATGTTCTTTCATCTAAATCATTTTTTGCTTGTTCTATTTCGTTTGGTGAAACCTGTCCACCATCTAATGTTGTGAATTGAAATGATTTCCAATTTTTGTTTCTTTCTTGTTGAGTAAACAAATCATAACTCCAATTACCATAACCTCTAGGTGTACCCAAAAACAAAGCTGATCCTTCTCTGGATTTATCTGAGAGAGTTGGTCTTAGTACCTCATACCAACTTCTAGGATCACAATCAGAAAATTCATCAACAACAAGAAAATCTAATCCAACACCTCTTAAAGAATTAAAATTATCTGCTGATCTAAGCTGTATAATTGATTTGTTTTTAAGTGTTAATGTAAGATCAGAATAGTTTACTTTACTAAGCCATTTGTTCTTAATCATAGCCTCTAATAATGGCTCAAAAAATATGTCTTTACACATTCTATATGTACAACTGACATACCATACACGCCTCTTTGGATATCGTGAGAACTTAGCTACCTCATTTATAGCAAGGTAGGTTTTTCCCCATCTTCTTCCTGTTATTAAAACACGATTTCGTGTGTCATCTTTGAATACTTCTTTTTGTGCTTTAGATAATGGCACTATTCTACATTAAATGGTAATGGTGAGTCATCATCTTCCATCATTCCATTGTCTGATTGACCTAATATATTCTTACCAAGCCAGATAGCCATAGTAGAATTACCACTCTCAGCAATCTTCCATTGTATCTGTCTAAGCCTTATTTTTTTCATACTTCTGCCTTTTGTCAAATATTCGAAATAACCCTGTCTAATAGTTGCTTCACTACAGTTAAAAAACTCAGCTATTTCTGTATTTGTACACCCAAATGATGCAAGTTTCTGTACTTCATCAGCATCTATATTTAATTTTGGTCTAGCCATTTAACAACTCAGCTTTCTTTCCTGTATAATCTTCCCATCTTTTAATTATTACATCTATATATTTTGGTTCGTATTCCATCATAAAACAAATTCTATTTTTTTTTTCACAAGCAATAAGAGTAGATCCACTACCACCAAAAATATCTAAAACCTTTTTATTTTTAGATTGGTCTGATAAAGCTATAGATATTAATTCAACAGGTTTCATAGTTGGATGAACAGTATTTTTCTGTCTTTTTAATTTCCAAACATCACCTCTTAAAGTATTTTGTCCTCCATAATCACCATAGTAATATATTAATTCATGCTGTTTAAAGTATTTATCTAAATGTTGTGCAGGATTTACCTTATCCCAGACTATCATCGCTTTTGGTTTTCTACCTATCAACTCCATAGCTTTTTTAAAAAGGTGACTATATTGCCAAGAACAACAGACATACATAGTCTCACAACTATATAAAGTATTTGTTAAAAAATTAACAAAGTCATCATCATTCATTTTGTCGTTTTTTATTTTATCTTTTTTATCTTTAACACCTTGATAATCAATATTATATGGAGGATCAGTAAAAACCATGTCTGGTCTAGTTCCGTCTAGTAGTTTTTCTACATGATTTATTATACTACTATCCCCACACATCAATCTATGTTCACCAAGTTTATATATATCCCCTAGTTTAGATTTAGGCTCATCTAGTAGTTCTGGAACTGCATCATCATCAGTTAGTCCTGCTTTTTCACCTGTAATCAAACTCTCTAATTCATCATGGTCAAATCCTGTTAGTTCTAAATCAAAGTTTGCATCTAATAAATCAGTAAATTCTTGTTGTAATAAAGATATATCCCACTCACTAAACTCGTTTGTTTTGTTATCAGCTATTCTGTATGCCTTAGCTTTTTCTGGTGGTAAATCAGCAATAGTGACAGGTATTGAATTAAGTTTTAAAAGTTTTGCCGCTTCATATCTACCATGACCAACTATAATAGTTCCCCCACTATCAACCACTATGGGTTGTTGAAATCCAAACTCTTTTATAGATTGTGCAACCTTTTGAATATCCCATTTTTTTCTAGGATTTTTTATGTAAGGTTTAATATCTGTTAATGCTTTTTGTTCTACTATCATCAATGATAAGTTATATTCGGTTGCAATTTTAACCCCATGAGATCCATTACTAACTGCAATCCTTTTTCTGCATCTACTTTGCTTTCAAAGTTTGCATATCTAATAAAAGCTGAGAATGTTCCGTCTTTCTCCTCAACAATTATATAGTGTTCTGGTTGTGGCTCATGTTCCATAGCTGAAAGATAGTTTAATTAGTTTGTTTTGCAAGTGCTTCAAGTTTGTCTAAGTCTTGTTTACTCCAAATAGGTAATCTAATTCCTTTACGATACATATCTACATAAGATTGTAATTTATAATTATCTTCTTCTTTTTTACTGTATTCTTTAGGTTTTTCGTCTAAATACTTTTCTGCTGATAACCAAAAAGCAGGTTGTTTTGCATACTTTTTTTCTGGTATTGAATTGTAATAATCATTGTATGCATCAGCTAATTCTTTAGGTTGTAATGCCCATTCTTTGTCTAATTGTTTATAATTCTCATAAACTTGACCTTTACTGACTTTATATGAAAGTTTGTTCCAAAACTCTTTAAATTGATCTAAGTATATATATTTAGTTTTAGTTATAGTATTAGTATTAGTTATAGTAGCATTGCCTTCGCTGTGCGTTGGCTCTGCGTTCGCATACCTAGATTTAGCTGATAAACTTGCTTTGTTTGATACATCAACAGCATACTGATACTCTTTCAACATTCTTTTCTGGTAAAAACCTTTATCATCTTCAGTCCAAAATAATTTAAGTATTTTATCGACCAGAACATCATTAGGTTTTTTTGGTAAACAATAAATTATCTCTTTATCCTTTGGTAAATACGCATCATGTGTCCACGCATAAAAAATCATTCTCATATAAAGACCAAGTTCTTCTTCTGTTAAGTAAACTGTGTCTGAATTAAAAGCATCTACAAATAAATTCATTTTAGGTAATTTTGCCATCTTTAGTTCTCCTGTTATAACATTTTATACAAAGTCGTAGAGTATATGCTTGAACTATAATCATACACATAGCTTTTGTATATTTTTTTTTACAATCCAAGCATTGAACTCTTTTTAGCTGATCTGGTGAGAATATTCCCACAGCTATTTATTTATTGAGTATGAACCAAAATGGGTATTTGTGTTATGGTTTTTGACCATTTTGCAATCAATATTCCAACCTTCTTTTTTTAAATCATTTATTCGTGAAGCTAATCTAGTACAATTAAATAATTTAGTCGCTTGAAGTTGTGTTAGACTTCTTCCTTGAAGAAGATGGTCTAATATTCTTGCGTTTTGTGATCTTCCTTTTTTCATAAATATTCTCCTTATAGTGTTTGTAAATTTGTCCTGCATAAATGTTTGGATCTACTTCCATCAATTCCCAGAACTTTCTTTCTCCATACTTAGTATGAATTTTGACATGGCAATTATAACAGACAACAACTCCCCTACTGTCATCTCTTAACATAGCACCATATCTGGGGTACTGAATGTGGTGGAACTGTCTTGTTTCACTCATGTTGTTGTACCCCATTAATTGACATGGATAGCAAGGAAAGTTCTCCAAGCAATAAACCATGTATTTTTTATCCTTGATAATCAAAATGGTATGTCATCATCAATATCAATAGCTTTTGGTTTTTCTTCTGTGATATGATGAAGGTTTTTTTCTACTACTTCTTTTTGATTTGCCCAATACTCACTTTCTCTAATAGAAATGCTAAGTCGGTGTGTAGGCTTACCATTTTTATCCAAAAAAGGATCTTTGTTAAAATCATGTGTATTTTTGAACAATGACATTTCATACACAGTATCAGCTTTCAACACAATATCCTGCTTTGGTTGAAACTTACTATTTGTGTATGGTGGTGCTAATGGATTTGTTTTTTTATTCTCATTAACAAATAAAATAAGATTTACTTTGTTCATAATTCTAACCCCCCTATGTTATCATCTAGCACTTGTGCTGTAGTTTGTTTTTTTGCAGGTGAAGTAGCTTGTGGATTTGAAAACTCACTATCTTCATCTGTTCCTATGCTAGTCATAAAAAGTTTCATCAAAAGATATTTGTAAGCATAAGAACAAGCCTTACCAAATCCCTTATCTGACTGATCTATTCCATGACCTACATAATCACCAATAGTTATTCTATCTTCTGGCATATCTACATTGATGATCTCTGCGTTCATTTTTACAAGTGTTAGATTACCTTCTTTTGTGTGTTCTAAAACTCTAGGTATTATTAGCACTTTGTTTTTTTGTAGTTGTGATTTTACTTTATCGTTTACTTCATTCCATGATGTAATTTTATATGGAACACCTTTGGTT